ACCACGGTCTATTTTATAAAAGTAAAATAACCTATGACCACCAGCAGGACCTTCTTCTACTGTTGGTGTTTTAAATAACCATTCGGTCATAATTCCTCCTAGTGAATTTACTGTAAGACACTGCAACGTATTCGCCGTATAAACAGTGTCTTACCGTCAATCAACTATTTAGCAGCGATTGATGAACCAGTCTCAATGCGATACAAAGCCTCGTCACGATAAATTGCAAAGCCAAGTACGCCGTACCAGCCCATTGGGCGGAAGCGCATCAACTTATCAGTTACGTTACCGATAACAATGTGTGGTTCTTCTGCAACGGCTTCTGCCATTGCTTGTGAACCGCAAAGGATTGTGTCAAATACACGGGTTACTGGAGTTACAGTTACAGTTGCATCAACAGCAACAGCGCCAGTATTGGCAACAGTTACAGTGATGGTTGTAGTATTTCCAGATGTGCTGATAGAGGCAATTTTTGCTGTTGAAGCAATACCTGTAGCAGCAATCTTATCGCCAACTTCTGCACGAGAAGCAATGACGGAAGATGAAGCAACTCCGATTGTAAAGCCTGCTGAAGTACCAGCAACAGTTACTGCTGTTGTGGTTAGAGCAGTCTGGTCAGCACCTGACTTAGAGTTAGCAAGACGTGAAGACTCTACGAAGAATGCTCCTTCATAATCTCCAATTTCTCCTGCCCAAATCTTGTCAACGTTGCCAGGTGTTTGTGCGTGAACAAAGTTCCAGCCCAAGTTACCTGACTCGGCACGAAGGTCGTGTGAAACTTCTGGGTGGATACCACACCAGTAGTAAGAACCACGACGAGCCTTAGCCTTGTTAGCACGTAACTTAGCAACAGCCTTGCGGATGTCTGCTGAGTCAATTGTGTCAGAAGCAGTAAGAGTTGCTGTTGAAGTACGGCTTCCACCGTATAGAACGTTTGAACCTGCGCCAAGAGTATTCATTGCAACAGTGTCAATAGAATCAGCAAGGTTGTATGCAATGATATTTGCAATTGCTGGGTCTACGTCTGCCAATGAGAATAACTCAAGAGCACGGGTTACTAGTACTGCGTTACCATACTCATTAAGAGTAATTGTTACAGATGTTGGTGTTGAAAGAGATACTGCATCTGGGTCAGTTGTCTCAGTTAGTGCGGTAGTTGCTTGGTCTAAATCTACATACTTTTGTAGTACGACTGTTGCTCCTGGGAAAGCCTGCTTAGCAGGACGCTTATCTGCGACTGAACGAATTAATGGTTCAGAGCGAAGCGCAAATTCCAGAAGACGGTCATACGCCTTTTGTACTAGACCAGCACCACCAACGGAACCTCCAAGAGAGGTACTTGCGGTTGATGTATAGGCATTAGCCATTTTTGCGTCACCTCCAGTGACTATGAACTGTTAGGAATTGCGTAGAAGATTTAATAAATCATCCATTGAATCCACAGAATCAATCTGTCGTTCAATGTCTACGGCTTTGTCTGGAGCAATTCCGCCTTGAGTTACAATATCTTGCTGACGTAATGCAGCAAGGTCTTTCTGCTTTTCTTCAACCTCTGATTGTGGATTGTAGCCAATTAAATCTCCGTTATCACGAAGCCAAGAATCAATAGATTCTTCAGTAGCATCATTCACATCTTTAAGTATTAGGCGAGCAGCCTTAGCGTTTACTCCCTTTTTTGCTAGGACTTCCGTGACGGTTCTTTCCTTACGTTCCTTGAGGAATCCTTCAAGTTGTTCGGATAGTTCTTTGATACGCTTTTCGTCAGCACGTTTGGCTTTTCTTAGTTTCTTAACTAAATCATCGCCAGTTAATTGCTGCTCTGGTGTATCTTGGTCGTCTTCGTCTTCATCCCAGTAGTTGTTGCTCATAGCAACCACCCTTTCTATTCGTTGTTAGTCGCAAGCCTCAGTTCTATCCAGGGGTAGATAGGCTGGCTCTTGCTACCAGTCTCATACACCGTGTGGGGCTGGTCGGTCCACATCGGGATTCTTATATTGTTCCGCCTATATTTCTTGTAAGCGAAGTTCTACCTAGTCCTGAAGACCCGCTAAATGCAGCGGTTTCAAGTTGAGATAGTTGATTACGGGCACGTCTTGCAGACGCAAGCCCTTTAAATTCTTCTTGTTCGGCTGTTGTTTGATTGTAATTAATACCAGCCTGCTTATATATATCGCTTAGTAATTCAGTTCTAGGCAATATGTTTGCTATGTTTTCATAACCTTGACGGGCTCTTGCTAAATCTACGCCATATTTTTGTAGTTCAGAAATTCTAGAAAGGTCAGATTGTAAACCATATTGTGCAGCAGTTGCACCAATTTCTGCAGTTGCTACTTTAGTTTCTAGTTCTGGCAATGTTTCTGTTGGAGATAAGAAATAAGCAACAATATCTGAGTTAGTAATTGTTGGATAATATGTTCTTAATTGACCCAAAACTGCTGGGTTAGTATTAGATAAACGATTAACGGCTATGCCAACACGACTACCTAATTCAGTATTAGATATATCATTACCAATTAATGTAGCAAACTGTGCACGATTAGCCAGTCTTTGCTGACCATATCTTCTTAAAGTTTCTGAATAATCTTTTTCTTGTGCTAGATATTCTGCTTCAGATAAAACATTTAAACCTGCTTTTCTACGGGTCTCATTACCAGCAAATCTGGCTTTATATGATGGCAGATTACGCAATTCAATTACTAATTGATTAGCACCCATTCTTGGGTTAACTAAACCAGTCTTAACATAGTTTAATATTTCAGTTAGTTCTGCTTCGTTAAATCCATAACTACGCATTGTTTGCTCAACAAGAGCATATGCATCACGTTTTTCTTGAGATACATTATCCATACCTGCGCCAAGGCTAGAGCCAGGAGCAGAAGCACCTACAAATTTACCAGTAGAGTCATATTGTCCACCAGGGGTAGGATTTCCATTAGCATCAAAACCACCAGTTTGACCTAATGCTGTATATAGTTGTCCCCATTCTTTGTTTAATTTTGTTTCTATTTCAGCACTTGATAAACCTTGTTTTTTTAACTCTTCTCTTTTTTTATCTTGAAGAATTTTAGCCATTGCAATAGTATCAGTTCTTCCATTAGCAAGTGTTACTTGTTTTTGTTCTTCAGCAGTTAACTGTCCAGATAAAGGAGTGTCATTAAAGTAACCCTGTGAATTAATGCCACCACGAGAAGCAATATACTCTTTGCTATATCCAATAGATAAAGCCTCTGCCTCTTTAGCGGCATTACGTTGTGAACCAGTAATAGTTAAACCACTGACTGGAGATTGACTACCTACACTAAGAGCAGGAACTGCACCAGCAGGTGTACTTCCAGCCTGACCAAATGGTGTGCCAACACCAACAGTTTTACTTGCAGCAGAATCTGAAACTAATTTGTTTGCTTGATTTCTTTCCCAATTTAAATTATCTAAATAACCCATTTAAGCAACTCCCCAAGTTTTAAGAATTGTATCTACAAGACCAGCCGCTGATTCATTGGCTTTCTTTGTAAACTTCCAATTTGGATTTTGTCTTAACATACCAGTATAAGTAATAGGGTCCATTAATTTTTCTGCAGTCAAAGCAGATTGAACATCTGCATCAAATATATCTACAGCACCATCTGCTAGTTCTAGTTCGCTACTCTTAAGTTTTCTATATTGGTCTGCAATATCAGATACCTTTAAACCACCTTGAATATAAGAATCTAAACCTTTATATAAAGCCCTAGAAGCCATTTGAATACTTCTTTTTTGCTCATCTATAGAACCACCTGGCAATAAAGCCTCGGCTGCTTTTTCTTTTATTTGAGCATCTGATAACTTAACACCGTAATCATAGGCATAACTTTTTAACTTAGTATAGTTATCACCAATAGTACCGCCAGCATCTTGTAGTTCTAGCGGTTCTGCTTCTCTAATACCAGTGCTTACTACTTTACCTTTTTTATTCATAGCACCTTTAGTAATAAAATTAATACGCATTTCTAATCTATCTTGTTCGGATAGTTGATTATAAGATGTACCTCTAGTAGTTCTATTACCAGTAATAGGGTCAGTAACGCTTGTACTTTGGCTCATTCTGGCTAGTTCTTCTTTGTGAAGTTTTTCCCAGTATGCTTCAGCCAAGGCATCATAGTTATTTACTAAATCAAAATCACCAACATATTGTTGAACTGTACGTCTAAACTCTGCTAAAGCATCAGCCCTAGTGGTTAACCCACTGCTCCGCATACTTTCTGTATATGGTTCTGGTGTCATTACACGGCTACGTACCCAAGAATCAAAACTATAAAAACCTTGAGAATTGGCAGTACCAGGTTGAACAACTTTATCTTGTACTGCTTGACCTACTTGTTGTCCAGAATAAAAGTTATTTACAGTAATTTGCTGTAATGCTTTTTTAATTGCTTTAGCAAAATCTTCATCTTTATCTGTTATTGGACCACTACCAATAGATTTTCTAAAAGCATCATTGGTTGCGTAGTAATCTTTTAATTGTGTTTTATAATATTTAGCATCACCAGCAGGTATACGGCTAAGATAATCTGCTACATATTTATCTAAATCACCAACTAAAAAGCGCTTACCATCAGCCGTTGGAAGAATAACTATAGGCTTTGGATTGGGTTGTTCAGGGGTTGAACGACCAGAAATGAATGGTTCATTACTAATAGAGCCAGGACCACCAGCATTATAAGCAAGTGTTCCATCAACAAACTCTACGAAGTTTGTTCTTTCACCAGTTGCTATAGGTTGAAATTGTGGTTGGTTAATAGGACCTTTTACGCTAGAACCTTTTTCTAATGCACCTGGTGTAGGTGTTGAAGGAGCAGGGGTAGTCTTTAGGTTAGCCTTAAATAGTTTAAATGCTGGGTCTTGTTTAGGTCTTTTACCTGTAAAGTCAGACTGAGGGTCCATTTTGTAAATCTTGTTAGCAATACTTTGAACATCAGCATCTGACATACCAGGATTTTGGCGTCTTACCTCATCAATATAATACTGGAGATTATTCACTATGGTCTCGCTATCGCTACTGTAGGGGTGCTATAAACGTCATCTAGCAAAGGTCTAATAATGTTAGAGTATGCGTGTGCTAATGTTAGATTTGCACCTGCTACATTTTCCAAATTAGTAATCCCATCTCTATAGACTTTTTCTAATGCTTCTTCTGAACCAAATTGTCCACGAATTTTTGTATCCTCAAAAACAACTAGCATTCGGTTAGCCAATGCTGTCATCTTTTGTAGGTTAGATAGAACAACATCATTCTTTTGTTTTTCCATTAACTTCATAACCTCTGGGTCATTAGACATTGAGTTAAGGTTATTAAATCTACCTAGCAAAGATTGTCTATTTTCCCAATTGCTATTAAGTAATACTTCTCTTAGGGCTGCATTACCAGCAAGGATTACCTGCTTTGTATTCTTACCCTTTTCCATAAGGTCTTTCCGATACATATAATTGTTTCGGTCAGGATTTTCTGGGTCATTAAGTAAACGTTGAACTTCTCTGTCTACATCAAAATACATTTGGCGGTCTTTCACAGCAGCCAACTCTGTTAAATATCTTCTTAATACCTGATTGTTATTATCAAATACATTATCTTTTTCAGATATTAAATCAGCAGCCTGTAAGAAATACATTACAGATGGGTCGTATTCGCCAATGTGTGGGGCAAATACCCAACCTACTGTTGGATAATCTTTTAATAACTTAACGTTATCAATAGCCCATTTTTTAGTTTCTTGGGTATAGTTAATAGCAGTTCTTGCTTGTTGACTATTTTTACTAACAGTATAAATTAATTTATCTGGATTCTCTGATGCAAAGATAGATACTGCTGTACCTATTGGGTCTTGTAAGTTATAACCATATTGAGAATTAACACTAAGTACACCACGAAGAATATCACTAAATTCCTGACGGAAACCTACTATACCAATTTCACGAAGTTCAGGTAATACTCCTGGCTCTGTACTTCCTAGTGGAACTGGAGAAAGAATATTAAACCCAAGTTTACCAGCAACAACATTATGGGCTGCAAGTTTTAGTCGGTCATAGTATTGACCTAGTTTCTTTTCATTAAGATAATCTTCTGGCTTTAATCTTGTCTTGTCATTTATCTGCATATAAGCACCTGCTTGATAAATTGCAGTAGCCATTGCGCCAGTTTTATCAGCAAGTGGTAATGTATTCCAAGCATTTAATACGTTAGTTGGTATTAAACCACGAAGCCAAGTTGTGTTATCGCTCTGAGGACCAAGTAACCAGTTATCTAGTTCTTCGCCAATCTCAAGGGCTAGTGGAGAACCAAATCTTGTACCTACTGTATTTAACAATTGTCTAGCACCTAGTACTGGAATTGCAATTGTAGGACCAGTAAGTGTTGGCAAACCTGAACCTTCGGCATAACCTGGGTTCAGCATAGATATCTTTAATGTATATTGATTCCAGGCTGGTTGTTTAAAAAAGTCCCAGTTTCTACCAAGTACTGCTTGTGCTGTTCCAAGTGGATTCATTAACGCAGCAAAGGCTGGGGCTACGGTTCTCCAGAAAAGACCATCATTAGGTATAAGAACATACTCAGTACCATTGTCATCTGTGTATGTCATACCGCTACCGTCCATAGCCTGACTAAAATGACCTAAACGATATAGAACTCTTTCTGGATGACGAGTACTAAATCTAACTAAACGTCTTGTATAGTCTTCTACTGCTCGGTAAAAACGTCCAGCAACACGAAGATTAAACGCTAATTGTGTTTTAACTTCTGGGTTATCAACATACTTTAATATGTCATTGGCTGCATTTCTGCTAGCCATATTAGTAAAGTAAATACTTGCTTGAATTGAAGCATTTTCAGCAGGAACACCTTGCTTAATAAGCGAAGCCTCATAGGCTGCTTCTTCTGTCTTCATATTTTTACGTTGGTCAATGTACTTTATGTTAAAAGCATCTACTGAGAATAGGTCATTTATCTGCCTATCCATCATTTCCCAACCAATGTTGCCGTGTTTCTTATACCAAGAAACTGGGTCTACCATAAGAGGAAAATCAATGTCAGTTCTTACTGCACCTTGAAGACCAAACCCTTTGCTTAGTTCCTCAAATTCTTGGAATGACATATTGCGTACATATCCAGATGCTAAACCACGCTCTAATTCATACTTTTGTCGTCTTGCAATTTCTTTAGGAGTTAAACTAACTAGTTCTTCTCCAACTGCAGTACGGCGCATAGCGTCTTTACCACGGAATGCACGGGACTTGGCTACTTTTTCTAGCCCACTTTGAATTTTACCTGTAATTGCTGAGTATAAAGCCTGATTAAAATTATCAGAACTACCGTGGAACACGGTATACATTTCAGCAGCAGAGTAACGAATTATAGATTCAGTAATTTCTGAGTCTTTTAACCCTACGGCTTTAAGATTAGAGGTTTTACCAAACTCACTATTAAACTCTTTTACTCTTGCAACGTTTTTGTCAGGTACTGTCCACTTACCTTCAGCAGATTTTTCATATCCAATACGCTTCATTGCATCATCTACATACGCAGTTACATCATCTGCAGTTTTAAGTCCACCATATCTAACAAACAGAGAACCAAAGTCTACATTTTTCCAGATATTCTTTCCAAAATATTTGTAGAAAGAAGAAAAATGAACAAGGTTTTTATCTGCATCTGTTAAAGCATTGTAAACATCATTTTTATAAACGCCAGTTGCCTTACGCCCAGCAGTCTCAAGGGCTTCTGAAAGTGTAGACTTGCCGTAAATTTCAGCAGCAACAGTGCCATCTACCAATGTATTAGCAAAGTTAGCAGCAACTGTAGATTGAATCATAGCCTCAACTGATTGATTGTTATACATTAACAATTCAGCCATATAACCATTAGACTCAGAATCTAATTTACTACCATACTTAGCCATAATTGTAGAAGCCAAGCGTTCTTCAAATGTTGCACCGAATAACTCATCAGCAGAAACTAATTCAGAAGTTTTAATAGTTTTACCATTTGGTAATGTATAACTAGTATCTATTTTCTGAACAGCCTGCATTTCTTTACGTGTCTGTGGAGAAACATATTTAGCAGGGTTTCTATCAAAAACATCTAATATTCTAGATTTAATTAAACCTTGAGTTTTTTCAGAACCAGTCCAGGCAGCAATTGCCTTGCTCATTGCTTTGCCTCTACCAGAAAAATAAGAAACTATTTGTTTTGGCTGGGCTGTCATAGTATAAACTAAAGCGTTATCTGCAGCAGACTTCCAACCCAAGTCAGGAATTAATAACAAAAATGCCCAGGCTTTGTTGGCAGCCCTAGAAATAGCATTGTTTGTTAATCCGCCAGTACCTTTATAACGAAGAAGTTGATTTACATTTCCTTCATTTACATTATAAACTTCTCTAAACAACTCATCAAAGTTAAGCATAGATATGCCTGGAGTTGTATGAAGAATCTGGCTAGGTCCACCAAAACGATTAGCAAGCAAAGGAGAATCCATTTGTGCTGGAATCTTAAACTCTGGTATTGGACCAAAACCTTGTCCACCAAATATTCCGTCTAATATTGCACGCTTACGGTCAATACCACTTGCTGTATTAGAAAAACCAATTTTATCTAGATACAAGTTATATAGGCTATGAAGCATATTTAAACGCTCATCTGGCTCTATAGCAAGATATCTTTCAGTTAAACTATTAGCAATAATTTTGTCGCCAACAAGTAAACGAGCAAAGTTTCTAAAGTCATTTAAAGAACGCTCTACATAACCATCTTTATAAAAGATTTGTTTTTGTGCTGGTTGAATAGCAAAAGCATTTCCAACAGCCTTTTTAAAATTCTTTTCTGAATTTGTAAGAGTTTTAATAATATCATCTTTATTAGGGTCTATTATACTTGCTTCAAAGCCAGGACCATATTGTCTAATTTTTAATTGGTCAGCAAAATACTTTTCAAATTCTAACCAGTTATCATAAACTTTTTCTGGTATTGGTGCTTGACCTTCAA